GTGTTTTATATTTTATATAGCGTCTTCTCGCTCTCCTCTGAGGAACCTTTGTTAAGGAACTCTCTCAGGGGAAGTTAATTTGCACTCAAGTAACTTGAGCATAAGGGGGACAGGCAATAAACCTAAGAAAGGTAAAGTCCTCACCCGCGGCGGTTTCTTCGACTGCACTAAATGCATTCGTAGAACCAGTATCATACGTAATGGTATAGTTTCGAATACCATAGGACTCTAAATTGGAATTCGCATTATTGAAGGGATCTGCAGAACAAGACCACTGAAAATAGTTGTTGCTATAGTAAGGGATCTCGAACTCGATTCCTCCATTAGTCTGCGGGACAAATGTCAGAGTGCCTATGAGATTAGAAGTACCTACACCAGGGGTTGTGTAGACATTGGTATATGGTATGTAAGAGGTATAGCTGGGGGGATTAAACTGTACCTTTACTTGTGATGCCTCCATATTTGGATTAATATTGGTAAATCGAAATCTCTTACGCAAACCTCCTCGGAAGCCTAGAAAAGCATATCTAAGATAGCTCAATAGACTAGGGGGGTAAGCGGTAGAAGAACTTGTCATACTAGGAATTAATGGAGGAATCACCAAACCTGTATATGAAACCACTTTCTGCGGTGATGAATCAGCACCATAACTAGCAATGTTCGTAGTTGTAAATCGCTTAATTAATGGTCTAAAACTCAATGGGATTTCACCAAAATGTTCTAAGGTTATTCCGTCCGTAGAAGCTCCAGAGGGATTAAGTTCAAAGCATGTTACTTCCTCATCACCGGGTAAACCGGCCTCTGAGGTCAAACATTGTCCAAGCAATCTATTAGTTGGCAAATTACCAATCAAACAGTTTACTAGCATGTTATCACTGTGCACATAAACATTAATCTTAATAGAGCTATTGTCAGGCGACTCTAAGTAGGAAAATGGGATAAGGGCAATATATCCATTAGCAATGCCCCAAAAAGAGGAAGGATTAATCAAAGATGTACCTACCATTCCATTTCCAGTGGTTGTATTCAATAACCAATTCTTAGATGTTGCCCAATTTACACATATTTCAAAAGTACGCGTCTGTTGTATATCAATAATCTTCATAAATCTCTTATTCATATCAGGATTTGTGTCAATCAAAACTTGTTGCGAAGTATTCGGCTCATAATAAACACCGATTTTACCTCGATGGAAATTACTGCACACTATTTCAAAAGTATATATCAAATCTCCTCGCCAATATTGAAATGGTGTTACAATATAATCCAGAGTAGTTGGTTGGTAAGTCTTGTATGTCGTACCTTGATAAGGGACTGCGGCTTTAGGGTGAACTGCTGCATACCATATAGGAGACGTCATAGGGGCGGTACCAGAGGGCCAACTCGCTGTATCAAGTAATGAATGTTTGGAAGCCAAATAGGAAAAAGACAATTCATCCTCATCCACTCCGACGATTCTAGGATCAATAGTCAATTCTTGTCTGGGATCCAAACTAATTCGTTGTCCAGTATCATGTCCTATAACTTGTGCGGCATTTTGGAATGGTTCATTCTTCATTCTATTGGGAGCTGTATTCATAGTAGGATAAGACCAGCCAAATAAAGCGGCGAGTTTTTGAATACCCACCAAAACTATAGAGCTGGCTTTTGCATAAGGACCAATAATAGGAATCTTCTCTGCTACAACTGAAAGTTTTAAAGCATTACTAGCTATAGCTTCAATTGGACCTGTTTTACGTTCATCCCCGGCCTCTGTTGTAATAGTACTAACTGTGCCGGTAGCAACTCCCAACTCAACATCCTCCATCCAAACTAAAATTTGAATGTTGACATTAGTAGGGGTAGGCGCTACTGAACCAACACGATTAAGACTATAAACTAACAAAGTACCCATGTCTTTAAAATCATCAAAAGGGGTTAGAGCAGGCAGAGCAACATTGCTGTTGTTGAACAATCTTCCAGCCGCTTGAGGTGATACGTAGGGGAAAAACATATCAACAGGTTGGTTGTCCCTAACATCTAAAACGACGGAGCCAGGAGTTTGTACCAACCATTTCAGTAATAAAGGGTTTAATGCTGGATTGGCTGCATAGACTTGGACCACATCGTTAATAGTCCATGAGTACGGGACATACGCTAATAAGATTTTACCATAATGAAAAGGAGTACCAGACACGTTAACACGAGCGCACAAATTACCTCTAAGGAATCCATAATTTCGTAATTTCGCTCTAACAGTAGGATCCGACGTAAACAAACTCCAAACACTATAATAGTTCATGAGGTCAGTATTGGTGGGTAAATTAATATTAAAAACAATAGGTCGAGACAGAAAATCACTCATGGATAGAGTGGAATCAGAAAGAACATTTGTCTTGGTCGGCTTTCCAATCCAGTCCTCCTTTGATTCATCTCCACCAGCGTCAGTAACATTTCCCATAATTTTTACGGCATTTGTATCTATCTCACCTTTCTCGGCTGTGGCAATGACATCCTCCGATTCCGAAAATAGGGAGCTAGGTTCTTGATTTTCAAGTAGAACTTCCTGCAAATGGCGGAGTTTACCAGTCCTGTCATGGAAGTGCGTAAGATCGATATTCTTCTCCAAAGCGTATGCGACTAATTCGTCAATACGTTGAGACATAGCATAACTCTGAAACACCAAATTAAGTGCCTTTTCATTATTCAACTGTTTTTCTTTTAACTTGAGATGAAGAGCGACTGACCTATCAAATAGGTCTACAACTCTTTCCTCAAAGCTAGCATACAGTTTACCATGAGGAGGAAGAAAAGAGTTATCATCATATGATTCAGACACACAATGGTGTCTATGTAATGCGCTTCTATTGTGTAGCATACGTATAGAATAATTGAGAGAGTCAACTTTAGATTGTGCTTGGGCGAAATTATCCACTGAGGTCCTAAATACAGAGTCCTGGGAATATGAAGTCAGGCGGGTTGCGTCCTTAACGGACAAACCTCCTAACGGATTTCCCAAACTCTCTAAGAACATTTCTGCTTCTTTTAGTTCGGCTATTAAACTGTCTCGCAATTCTTCTACAGTATCTATAAATTTTCTGGATGGGGGGGTTTCTGCTGTTCGGGTATCTTTCAACCGAGTAAACGAACCACTCACTCGGTCTAGATCACTAGTACGTATCACTCCTGATTTCAGTCAAAGGACCCTTAGATCATGGGGTTGGTTTCCTTCGCTGGCTTCTTCCTCCCTACAGCTATTAGTGGGACATTGGGCTACACTTTCGGCTACCTCTGAATATAGTATTAAGCCAACACTTACATTGAATTGTTCTTTAAACTTCCTTTGAAGATACACGCGAAACATAGCGTGATCTTTTTCGTCTGCATGAAAGTACAATTCACGCAGTGCAGAATTATAAATATCCAGGGTTTGCTCCAAGTCTGTGGCAATGGTGCTGGGTATGCGCCACAATAAGGAACGGCAAATAGAATCTAAATCGAGAGGTGCTATTACATCACCATCTCGTACTTTAAAAGTTCTCTTCAAAAAAGACATAGTATCTATAGAAACATACTTCTCGAGTGTACCATCTTTGGCAGCACTAGTATATTCCATGTTATAGTTATCAAAAACAAACTTAGCATAAGTCAAATTATTAAATTCGGGAACAGAATCAGTACAAAAAGCAAGTAAATCGTCACCATACAAACTAGGATCAACTTCGTTGAAAAAATCTTTATCAGGGTAAATAGAGTAAAAGGCATACATTAGCATTAACAAACCTTTTAGAGAGTTTCTTTCAGCAGTATAAGCATTGCCCGAAGCTTCTTGGCCAGCCACCACAAACAAATCGAGGTTCATTTCAATATAAGGGAACATCATATCACTGAGTATACCATCTAATATAGTCATAGCTTCTTCTGTATATCCAAAATGTTTACACACTCTGTGAACGATCGTAGCAACGGCCCAGGTAAAATCAAAAGGGGACTTTATATCAAATGAACCATAATCTCCTTCCATTGCATTCGGGCGTTTCTCATATTTTTCGTAAATTCTACGGGCTTGTCTGTGCATATCGATTCCAACTTCGGTTTTAAAAAGATCTGAATCCTCAACCAACTGTGACCAGAACGACCCCGTCATCATCTTGCTCAAAAGCAAATGAGCCAATGGGGCTATTTGAAAGGGACGAGTTGCTCCACTTTTCATCTTCTTTTCTGATGTTGGTTCATCCTTAAGTTTCATGGAAAAAATAGGGGCGGCCATTTCTTTCCTCATGTAGCAATCGATTATTCGTGTCATCTCGGACATAACTTCATCGTCCGGCAATCTCTGTTCTCCATCACCAGTTTTAGGCAAGTGGTCTTTCTTTTTACCACTTAGACCCCAACCAGCGGACGTAGAGGCGTTAGTACGACGGATAAAGTCGTCTTCAAGAACACCGTTAACTGCAGCATCTAAGGTAATAGGAGCTATTCGCGCTCCTTTCTCTTGTAATATTTTAACTGATCTGGCAACTATTTCATCTATACAACGTAGAAGTATTTTCTTATCCAAACTAATGATTTTCTTAGAGGCTTTGCTTAATGCGATGTTATATGGTGAAATATATTCGCCTTTCTTGGAAGTATAGGGCATTAAAATAGGGCGGCCAAAACGTTTCGTGCGAATAAAATTAAAGTCATCAAAAATTTCTTCATCGAACTCTGCTATATTTTTTTGTAAAAAGGACTCTGTAACTTTAGATATATTCTTCATATTAATTTTACCTGGTAATTTTCCCAAATACTCAATTCCATGGAAACTTTCATGCACAAAGGGACTCTTAGGAACAGGGTCTTCAGTGTCAGGCAAAGCAGTACATTCACTATACATGTTGAACATACCAGAAGAATGCAACTTATCTATAGCAGCTTTAATATCTGACCAAATAAGAGGGGCAGCGCGTGAATTGGATAACCCGCCACCAGCACTATGAATACCGGCTAAGGCAGCGCCATTGCCATGTTTCAGGATCAATGGAACTCCGCATTTACCAGGGGCGTGGTTAATCCATTCATACGCGTATCCACTGGGTAACTTAACATTATCATTAAAAAAAGTATCCAAAAACGAAATTTCACTATTAATATAACTAACGGTAACTTGAGATCCTTCAATAAGTCCTTCGGACAGAATGGATCTGTCCCCTTTAAGAATATGCTTCGTGATATCTTGGAATTTGATACCAGAAGCCCTAACAACTGTTATATCATGGGGTAAATGAACCATTTCGTCCCAATGATATAGATTATCACTAGCACAATGTTCTTCTATTTCTTGATATCCACCTTGAGGTATCTGAATGCGAACGTCACAATTAGGGGTTCCTAACGAGTGGGTATTAATAACAAAAATATTCTCACATAAACCTAAAATCATGGTCTTGCAATCTCGGGAGCCACGTACTTGGACTCTTCTCATGTTCTTAGAAATTTTCTTATACAAAGATGCAGGATCAGAGGTATGCGTGACTTCCTGGGTAACTTTTCTCATATTCCAACCAAGTGAAGCTGAGTTTCCAACTCTCTTATAAGAGTAACCAGCAGAAACATTATCTTCCATCTTATTGACTTTAACAATGTCAGGTGAGGTCCTATTAAATATGGTGGAGGCTTCGGTTTTGGGTTGATTTTTCTTAGATTTTGTGTAAATTACGATACCAGAGATAGCTGCAACGAGTCCAGCCGCACATGTTAATAAGAAATACTTATTATTGTGAGACCAGATGAACGGTTTACTCCCTCTGATGAAAAGAACCATTTCATTGAAAGTAGCAATAAAACTTTTCTTTTCTTCGTTTTTACGACCTCGCATATTAAACAAAATCTGGTAAAAAACATATTGCCAACAGAAGACACCGAAGAAAATCACAATATATATATTAAAGGTAAAAAGAGGGGTACAAGCATTAAGTAGCATTAAACAGAAACAGGCTAATAACCGAGGAGGAGTAACTATGAATAAGGGCGTCTCTTTGTCCGGGAGTGGACATTTAAGAAACATCCACAAAGTCAAAGTAGCCAACATCTGGGACAATATATCCATGAATATTTTAGCGTCTCGCCAAAATATTTGTAGAAGAAAAACCAAAAAAGAATAATTCCACATGGCACAGCTCTTCAACCACGAAAATAAAGACAAATTCTCTTTCCAGTCAAAATTAAAAGTAGGATTAGTCGGAATAACTAATTTCTGTAGCGCGGAATCAGGCCTAGGGAAAACTTTCTTTGGAACGACCCAATCGTTAAGAAATAATTTCTTATCTTCTTCCTTCATCTCATTAACATCTATAGTACGATGATCCTCATATGGGTCGTCAAGATTTATGTTAAAAGGACCAGCCTGAGATGTAAGATTATATTTTTCTATAAGTTGTTGGTCAAATTCATCAATCGTTCTTTCGATTATTTTAGCGATATCAGCATCAGATTTAGTACCATACGATTCCTTATCAAGAGCATCTATACACATATTTTTAACACTGGTTTCTCGAGTAATATGTTCCGTAAACAAACGAGTCATAACATCGGTAAAAGCATCAATGCCATCCTCTCTTGTTCCATTAAGGTAAGAATATGGAACGGACTCCCTAAGGTTAATAGGAGTTTGTCTGTAGACAGAGAATTGCCATTTATCAAAGAAACGACGATCAGTGACCGAAGAATCAAGCATATTAGAACCTGGCTTGCGACATTCTTCCAAAACTTTAGGTTTGACGTAAATGAAACGTCTTTTATAAGCGGCAGCATTATTAACGACATGTGGGATGTTCATTTCTTCTACATTGGTATCTATAATCACCATCTCCAACATACAATAAGTGCGTCCTTTATCATCCAAATTTGCCATGTTAACAGGCATCATTTGAGCATCTATAACACTGGTCAATTCAATTAAAGCTGGATCTCCGGACATTTTAGCAATATTATGATGTAAGGATCCAACCTCGGACCAATGACCAATGGGATGTGAATGCATCTTGTAACCATCCCAAAATTCGGATCCAAGATTTCTCTTCCACATCTGGCTAGGAGAAAACTTGCGTCCTTTGACTTTAGACCAAATAGACGCAATATAATTAAGCAAAGTACTTTTACCTATCCCGGGTTCACCAACTAAAACAATAGCAATGGGTGGTATTCTGGTATCAGCTATAAAACGACAACGAGCATCACTAACAGCAAGGATCAAATCTCTGTTTATTATGGCTATACGTTTACCTTCAGGAGAAGTGATACGCACTCTTTTCATCAACTTCTCAAAAAATAATAGTATCTCCATACCTTGAGATATAAAGTCATTCAATGGCATCTCACCTGGAGTGGGTAAACCAGAGTAGGTGTGATCTTTATATAACAGTAAGTTTTCCGCTTTGGCGATATAATGCGCAATGGGATCATCCATTAATACTGCCTCTTGCAAAGTAACACCTGAACTAACCAATTCACCCACTCTAACTACCTTAGCAGATAATTTGAGTGAATCAGTAAAAACTTCCAAAAGTGGAGCTTTAGTAGGTTTTCCAATAATAGAACTAATATTAGCCGCAACGTCTTTAGGGAAACAATGGTAACCTACCAAATTTAAAATAAATGTTTTAATACTCAATATCAAAGGACTATCCAAAACAGAGGACAAATGTTTAATGAATCCAGTGATATCATCACTTAACGCTTCACTCTTCAATTGTTCTGAATCAGGAGTTCTCTCAAATAATACTTTAAAATAATAGGCGGGAGCAGCTAAGAAGACAGAATATGAGAGTTTAGAAATTATGCAATCTCCTTCTTCGAGCTTATCCATAACTTGATAAACTGCCATCATAGCGTCTCCAAAAGAATTGGCACGCATCAGTTGAAACCATAACATGATATATTTAACCAATAAATCAGTGGAACCACTATATTCATTGAATAATTTAAAAGTCTTGGCAAATTCAGTATCAGCAACTTGTAAGTAATTCAGAATATCTTCAACAACGGGCATAGAAAAAGTTGGAACAGACTTAAGCTTAGCTGACTTCTCCATATCATTAAGAACACTAGAGATACGAGCTCTCCAGTCTTCAGAATTTGACACTCTCGAAGCTTCATGCAAAAATTGTTTTGTTCTATCTAACCTTTCCATCTCTTGTACTTCAGCAAAAGTCATACCACTAATGGAATAGTCACGCTTCACTCTATTGCCGGGTAAACCGGAAAAGGGTGGAACGTACACTCCGTCGGAAGTGACATCAGGAGAAAGAAAATTTCCTAAACTATCTCTTTTTTCTTCTGCTCCATCAGCTTCACTAAAAAGTAGCGTATTTTCGTGTTCCGTCATAGGGCGGAATTCGAAATGGCGATCATTACATTCAGAAACCAAGTTAGCTTTTCTTCTTTCTGCTTGTCTAGCCTTCTTCTGTCTCTTCTTGTAAGCTTTCCTCTGAACGGCAACTGCCCTGAAACGCGCGGATTCAGCGCGCCTCAGGACGTAGGAACTCTCATTAACACGGTTCTTAATAATCTTAAGATCGGCTAACTCCTTCTCCTCTGGAACATTTCCTTCTAGGATCAATTCCTTCTTAATTCGATCCTTTTCACGAGCTATTTCTTTCTTCTTAGTAAGAGAATCCAAATAAATCTGTTCTTTTTTAGCCATCTGGGTTTTACTCTTAAGTTCATTTGATAAATCTTGACGAGACTTAGGCAATCCTTTCTTAGTAAATACCTCACTATGTTCTTTGGCTAATTTACGGACATCAGATTTTAAAATAGCTGAGCCTGTGGGAACCGGAGCCTTGGGAACTTTAATTCTAACATCGTCGGTAGGTGTAAATATTAAATCTCTCTTTTCCTTCTTTGTTAATTTAGTATTGGCAGCTTTAAGTTGCAGTTCTTCAACTTTCCTGGCTGCCGCAGCCTCATTAACTTTACGAAGTGCATGAGCGTTTCTTTCTCTACGAGAGGCATTTGGTTTCAGCTCTTCAGTATCAAAAATCCTCTTATCAGAACGATTTTTATTTTGTTGGGCTTTCTTCAAACGCCGCTCTTCTACCTGGCGGAAATGCAATTTTTGTTCCTCTGAAAGTATTAAAATTGGAGATTCCTTGACCTCCTCTTCTACTACTGGGACCTTGCGCTTGGGCTTCTTGGACTTGTGGACTAGGGCAAAATCGGTCATCATGTTCTTAGCAATCCGGATTTTAAGTGGAGAATGGATCTTTCCTACCACCTAGCCGTATTATTTTTCTCATTCGAAAATATTGACAACAACGGCAAAACAACGAGCTTTAGGCTCGAGCATAGTTCTTCCTCCCCTGACTATCTATAAAAGGGGACATAACGCAACAAGGACCTGGCGATATTGCAACTACCTATCGTGTTTTACACACTAGATTTGGTAATAAGTAATTTCGTCGAAAATTCAAGCATAATAGATCAAAATAGTCACTGCACCCTAAGGCGGGACGAGTAATGAAATATTACTAAAATCAACAATTTCTTTAAAACTACTACTTAGTGATAGGGTAGTATACGTACGGGCGATGGACCTGGCAATAACTGGATGTTCCAAAATCCAGTAAACGAAAAAACGTTAGTTGAGAATTCTTGTTAATAAAAAAACAACAATTATATCATACAAAAACAATTCCAGACGTACATCTGGTCGTGTCTACTATAGAATATAAAATATACTTTAATATCACAGAATCCAAAACAGGGGGGGAAGACC